GCTCTCCTCGGTCAGGATGATTTTGACGGCCATCCCCATCATGCCCAGGAGACCGGCGATGCCGGCCTGTTTCAGTTCGGGCGAGATTGCTTCGGGGTCGATGGGGGAGCTGCTCATGGGCGGACGCGGCGGTAGTTCTCACGCCAGAGGACTTCGACGACGCAGGCCGTCAGCTGACGAACCTTGGACTCGGACAGGTTGAAGTCGCCGACGTGGAGGGCTTCGTGGATGGCCGTGTTCAGCCTGGAGCGTTCCGAACGGTGGGCGGAGTTCAGCCGGATCAGGTAACGGTTGGAGCCGTAGTCGGTCGCGTCGCCGAACTTGGATTTCAGGCGGCATTCCACGACCTTAATCTTCTTTTTCAGGCGTCCCATTTTGGTCGGCTGCTGGTTTGTTGACGGAGTCGCGCACCTTGTCGGCCAGCCACCACAGGCCGAGGCCGCAGGAGATGACCAGCGTAGCCCCGGCGGCGTATTCAAACCAGGGCGAGTCGATGATGAAGGGCACGGAACCGCAGAAGGCTCCGCAGAGGAGAAGGGGCAAACCAATGCGGGGGCCCATGAAGGCGGTGGTCAGCGCACCGATGACGGCGAGGCCTGCGCCGACGAGCGTCCAAGTCTGGGACATGGCGTCCTTCTTCACGCGCTCGACCTCCTTGGTCAGTTCGGCGATCCGGGCGTCCTTCAGCTGCGAGACGCGGAGGGCTTCGGCCTGCTGGGCTTCCAGTTTCTCCCAGGCCTTGGTCACGGCCGTGGCGAGTTGACGACCGAACGCCATCTGCTTTGCGTAGTCGATGTCCCCTTGAGGCGTTCCAGCCTTGCCGGCCCTAGCCAGCGCGAAGGCGACGTCCGCCTCTGGGGGCTGTGGCAAATACGATTGCGCCAGACGAGACTCGGCGACCACGACCTTGGGCTTGTCGGCGTTGCGCTCGATTGCCACGAGGGCCGAGGCGACGCGGTGATCCGTCTTGTCGAGGTCTTTGCCGAGGGTCTGGACGACGTCAGGCTTGGTCGGGGCCGGCGGCTGGACGGGCAGGGGCGGCAGCGTGGGCTTGGACTTGCACCCAGCCAGGGCCACGAGGGCGATGACTAGGAGCAAGCGCACGGCCTTAGCGGTTCTTGAGGGCGTCGAGGGCCTGACGGCCCTTGGCTTCCAGTTCGGACGCCTTGGCAGCGTGCTTGCGGAAGACGAGAGCACCGGCGACGAAGCCGACGAGGAGGGAACCTGCGATGAGTAGGAGCGTGATCATGGTGTTATTCGGAAAGGAGTTCGACGCGGACGAGAGGGCCGAGGTCGGCGGGGGTCTTCGGGGTGTCGAAGGTGAACGTGCCGACAGAGCCTTCGGTAGAAGACGAACAATGAACGGCAGAGCCGAACAAGGACTGATAGACGACCGCCCAGTCAGGGACGAACAGGCAGGTGACCTTGTATTTATGCATGGTAGTAGTGGCCTCCAAAGCTCGTGAAATACATACGGGTGGCGGCCGAAGCGGACTGGTCTACTTCTTCTTGCCAGACGCTGCTTCCGAGGCTGTACCCGGTAGGACCAGCGGAAGTCGTGGCCACTTGGACGTTATTAATGAACATGGTCACATTGCCCGATCCGTCAGAATACAGTGACCAGTCGAATGGGACGCCACCGGTGATGCCGAGGGAGTTCAGAGAAGTGCTTGTGTCTACGCTCGTCAGCGTTGTTCCGTTATGGGCAAGCATGAAGAAGTTCGCAGCAAGGCCGCCAACCTTCTGCCAGCCGATTCCCTTTTGCGCCAAAGCTCCGATGGTCGTTCCAGATTTTCCGACCGTGATACGCGAAGTGTTATTTGCGTCACCTCGGAAGGTGTCGTCGTAAGAGCTACGACCGCTCATCCAGAAAGGTTTGGAGAAGTTGATTGAAGCGTTGTTGATACCCTTGGCGTAGAACTGCGCCACGCCGCCGTTGGTCTGGGGGCGATAGTAGGAAGAGCCAGCGACCGAGACATTCGGCCCGAGGCATACGCGAGTCATCGATGTCGTGAAGACTCCCGCTCCTGTTCCGACAGTTCCTGTCGAGACGTTGCCGTTGTTCTGCGCGATCTGGACATAGCCAGGGTTCATCAACACGTCCAGCGCGCGCATCGGCGAGACAGCCAATGTCGAGGAGGACGGCTCAACGACTTCAAGGCGGGTCGCCAATTCCAGCAAACCAGCGACAGTCGTAGAAGCGGCCGGGACTGCCGCCTGCACGAAGGCGGTGGTCGCCAACTGCGTGGTGTTCGTGCCAGCCGTGGCCGTCGGCGCGGTCGGGGTTCCAGACAGGGCGGGCGAGGCCAGCGGCGCCGCTCCAGACACGTCAGCAACGGCGAGAGTCACCGCACCAGTGCGACCAGCGACGGAGGTCACAGGCGCCGAAGTAAGGTAGCCAGCGGGGTTCGACGACAGCGGGTAGTAAAGCCCGTTGGCCACCGTGGTCGTCGAGTAGTCGGCGGTGTTCGCCGTCGCCATCGTGCCGAGGCCGGAGATGTCCGTATTGACCAGCGTGACGGCTCCAGTCTTGCCAGCGACAGAGGTCACCGGAGCAGAGGTGAGGTAGCCCTGGGCCTTGACGAAGGCGGTCGTTGCGATTGACGTGTCGTTGTCAGCCGTATCCGGAGTCGGGGCGGTGGGGTTGCCAGTCAGGGCAGGAGAAGCCAGAGGGGCGTAAGTAGACGCGGCAGAGGACGTAGTCAGGTATCCCGAGATGCTTGCGCCTGAAGGGATAGTAACGGTTCCAGTGAAAGTAGGGCTTTCGATCTGGGCGAAGTTAGAAGATACCCACGACTCGGTAGCGAAGCTGAAAGAAGTAACCCAAGACTCCGTGGCGTAGCCCGAAAGGCTGGCAGAGGTGAGGAAACCTGAAGGGTTGCCGCTTAAAGGGTAGTAGCTCGCCACGGCATCGGCGGTCGTCAGATAGGACGACATACCCGAGATGGTCTGGTACGTCGAGGCCGCGCTGGCCGTTGTCAGGTAGGACGACATACCCGAGATGGTTTGGTAAGTCAAAGCCGCCGTGGCTGAAGTCAGGTAAGGAGTTAGCGCGGAGGACGTGATGTAACCAGCAGGGTTGCTGGTGCTATACTTGCCATCCAGGGCGGTCTGTAGGTCGGTCTGGCTAGAGAGCGTCCCGGTGATGCTTCCCCAGACGCCCGAGTTCAGGTCCGTCTGGTTCTTCCACAGGCTCGTCGCCGAGTCGTACTTGAGCACCTGTCCGTTGGTCGGCGTCGTGATCAGGACGTCGTGCAGCCATTCCAGATGGTCGCCGACAACCACGTTGACCTCGATGCTTCCCGTCGTCGCGGAGCTGTGGCTGACGATGCCCACGGCAACGGCATGGTCGGGAGCCGAAGGACGCGTCGGAGTAAGGCCGCCCGCCACGCTCGGAGATAGGAACAGTTTGACGCCTTCGGTATAGGCCGACGTGTCGAGACGCTTGGCAAGGCCAGCCGTGCAGACGAGGCCCGTGGCGTTATTCGCCAGAGTAGCCAGCAGGATGCCGATGACGCCGTCAGCGCTTGCGCCGGAGTTGCCCTGGGCAAGGGCAATGGTCGGGCGTTGGCCCTGAGCGCCGTTGATACGGACGACCGCTCCCTTGTTCAATGTCGAGCCCGTCTTGTTCGTCGCTCGGACGGTAAGGGTCTCGGCAGAGTTGTCCGTCCAGATGGTCGCGTAATCGACCGTCCCGTCCTTGACGATGATCTGACCGTCTTCCCCGCCAGCAGGGAGGCCGGGTCCGGGGGCTCCGGGCACACCTTGAGGCCCCGTGGCACCCGCTGGACCCGTTGGCCCGACAGGCCCAGGGACTCCGACCGAGCCAGTCAGCGTACCGACGACCGTGCCCGTGATGGTGCCGGTGACCGTCGACTGGTCAGCCGCGAAGGTGCCAGTGATGGTCCCGAAGGTCGAAGCCGTCGAAGTGATCGTCGCGTCAGGCATAGTCGGCAGCGCTTAGACGGTGACGGAGTCGATGACGTTGACGCGGAAGAGTTCGGTGCGGGAGACCGTCGAGCCGGGGAAGACGAACTTGATGTCCCAGCGACCCGTGCCGATGGCCCAGCTGGAAGTATCGCCCGGGTAGGCCACCGTGAAGGACAGGCCGTCGACAGCCTTGGTCACCGTCATCGCGTAGACGTTGTTCTGACGGTCTTCGAGGGACGAGCTGATGGTCGTCGTCAGGAGGTTGACGGGGCCCGTGGCACCCGGCGTCCAGGAGAACGTGCAGGCGAAGGTGTTGCCCCTCGAGACGGTTACGGTGTTAGAGCAGCTCATCGGGTCTAACCTTGCCCCGATTGGAAGGGGGGTCAGAACGGCGTCAAAAGGCCGACGTCGATGATGGGCGCCGTAGCGATGCCAATGACCGACTGCCCAAGGTTTGAGTTAAAGGCGTCCGTAGTGATGTTGAAAGAACCCCCCGTGGCGTTGACGGTCTGGCCTAGGAACTGGACTTGGTCTTCAGCCGTGATGACGCCATCCAACCAGGACTGCTCGAAGATGAAGGCATCGCCGCCACCGTAGTCCCCGATCGCGACGACAGGCTGGAGGATGAAGGCAATACGCGTCAGGGGGTCGAAGCGCAGGAAGCCGTTTCCTGTCTCGGTCTTGAATCCTGAATAGAACTCAATGTTATGATCTTTTACGTCTAGGTCTTCGTCCTGATTGGCGATGGCCGTGCGGAACCTTCCCCAAGTGGAGAGGATAGCGCTGTCTCCGACTAGGCTTCCCATCAGATGCGGGCGTAGTAGTAGCGGGCCGTCAGGGAACCGAGCTTGATGCGGTCGCCCCAGAGGGAGCCGGTGACGTATTGGACGACCGAGCAGGACGGCCCAGTGCCTTCGGTTGCCTTGGCCAGCAGGATGTAACCGTAGGTGTCGGTGTCGGCGAGTTCCACGTCCGAGCATACGATGCGCGGGTAGTCGTTGGAGGTGTCGTCGATGCTGGGGAAGTCGCCGGTGGTCGCGTCCTTGCCAGCCCGCAGGTAGATGAAGCACTCGTGGGTGGTCGCGTCGAAGGGGGTCAGGACGGACACAGGCCAGTCGGGCTGGCCGCCAGCCGTGCGGTCGAGCTTGACCCATACGGAGTCCTCCTCGATCTGGGCGACGTTGTTGTTCAGCGTGCCCGGGACGACCTGATAAAGCCACGCCGTGCCAGGAGCGTCGTAGATGACATTGATGACCTTGAACGGATGGTTGAAGGTCTGGACGCTCGACGGAAAAGGGTCAGACGTGTCCAGCGTGAAGCCGCTCGACGATGAGTCGAAGTTATAACCGACTCCGGGTTGAATCTTCATCAGACAGACGCGTAGACCTTTGAGTTATAGCCCTCGCGGTTGAAGCGCAACTCGTACTGGACCTTGTAGAGCAGGCCGAAGTCTTCGAATGATACCTGAGCCAGCAGCAGCTGGTTCTTGCCGCTGATCGTGAACGAAGTACCCATGTAGTCTGGGACGAGGTTCTTGCCAGCGAAGGTACCGTTTCCGGATGTCTTGCCGACTGCGTTTCGATGGTTGTTCACCAGCGAGGTGCTTGAGGTGTAGAAGACACCGGAAAGCGAGCACTGCGGGGCAAGGTAGTTGGTCTTGCCGTAAAAGTCCTTATGCTCGGCCAACTTGAATCCAAGAAACTTCTTGCCCGACTGCTGCTCAAACGTGGCTCCGTTATTGCCTACGTATTCGGTCGTATTGTTCGGGCCAGATGTCGACGTGTAAACGGGAGCCGCCAACGAGCCGGTGCCCACGCCGGCAATCGGAGAGCCAGAGAATCCGGTGGCCGTCTCGAAGAAGTTAGGGTGGGTCGTGATGTGCTCCGAGGTCAGGCCCTGCGAGCCGGTGATCTGCGGGTCGGTGGAGGTGGCTCCGCCATCGATGCCCACGTAGTCAACGGTCAGGGTGGCGACTTCCAACGCGTCATAGACGATGCTGTAACGATGGGCGGCGCAATTGGCGTTGATGGGGCAGGTCGAGCCGCGGTTGACGACCGAGCCAAGTGCGGCGGAGTCGTCGGCCTTCCAGACGACCGTGGCCGTCAGCAGTCCGTAGCCGTCGTCGGAAATCTTAGCCCCTGGCTGTTGGACAGGGGTCGTGAGGGCGTTGCCGTTCTTTACGATAGCCATAAATTATTTGCCCATGAGCAGGGCGGCGCGGGATGGGGTGGAGTTCATCCACGAAGTAGCACCTGGGTCGCCCGCGATCTTCTCAAGCAGGCTGTTCGTCTTGCGCTGCTCTTCGAGCTGGGCGTTCATGGCTTCCATGACCGGGTTCGCGCCAACGCCGATTACGTTGCCGAAACCTTCGGGACCCTTGAACCCGGCGGTCTTTCCTTCTTCAGGCTTTGCTCCTAGGGATGGGTTAGCCTTTAAATCCTGTGCGATAAGCTCTTGGATTTTCTTCTGATATTCTGGGTCACGCGTAAACTCCTCCATCCTAGCACCGCTTAGGAATGAGGCGTACTGTTTTTCAGACATAGCCTCAACAGCTCGATCGCGTTCAAAAATCATAAACTGTCGGGTTGTTTCCTCTCTAATATCTGCGGCTTGCTCAGCTTCCTCTGAGGCTTTCTTTTCGTTGTTACGTTTGTTAGCCCAATATTTGTCCTCGGCAGAGATTAAAGCGTTTGTTCCGTCAATGGCTGCTTGGTTGGCCTCTTCTTGCTTCTTTTGATTATCGGCAATCATCTTGCCAATAAATCCGATGGCAGCGCCTAGCAACGCCATAGGCCCTAGGAAAGAAAGAAAGATGTCCTTGAAGCTAGTGCTAAACTTTTTCTGGATGTCCTCGACCTGTTTAGAGAATCCGCTGGTAGCGGCCTTCGCCTTGTCCATCGCCTGCGGGACGTCGGAGGTCGTCTTGATGTTGACTGTCAGGTCTTGGGCCATGTCAGGGGGTGCTTTCCTTTGCAGGATTGGAAGCAGACGCCGCGGCCTCCCGGGCTTCCTCTTCGGCCATGAAGGCTTCCTCCTCGGGCGACATGATCGCCACGTCCGCACCCTTACGGATAGCCAGGGCGGAGTTGAGCCAGATGGCTTGGCACTCGGGCATCTCCCACGCGCGCTTCTCGGGTACGCCTGACGCAATCAGGTTGGCCACGATGGACAGCGGCCAAGGCACCCCCTTGTCCCCGCCCCCTGACTTGGTCTTGGTCTGCTCCCAGAACTTGGGCCAGTCTTGGACGAGGATATATCCAGCAAAGGCTTCCAGCAGGCGCTCGAACTTGGCGGGGTGATGGCTTAGGGTGACGATGCGCAGTCGGTCACGCCAGCCCACATCCCCTAGCTGCTCTTCGGCGCACACTTGGCAGGCGAAGATTAGATCGGCAGGGGTGATGCCGCGGGAGCCGGTGACCAGCGGGGAGTCAAAGGCCATCAAGCGCACGCGGTACTTGAGGCACCAAGGGTAAAGAGTTCGACCCAGAATCCTAAAAGGAGCCGGGTCGACGTAGGCGTTGAGGAAGCGACGGTCCACTGTCCTCTAGACTGTCCCCCTTTCGGGGGTGTCAATTACGAGTAGGTGATGCCTTCGAAGTCGATGGCCGTGACCGTGACAGCAGTAAAGCCCTTGTTGGAGCCCCTGTCGTCAATCTTGGTAATCACGCCGGAGAAGGAAGCCGAAGCCGAGCCAGAAGGATAGGCCGAGGCGGTGTTGACCGTGAAGGCGATGGTGGCGCCGAGGACCGGCATAGTGGCAGTTTTGGCGATGCCTTCGATGGTAAGTTCGGTCTTACGATCGTCGAGGCGATGGGTCTTGGTCAGGCCGGCTTCATCGACCACCATGGCCTCGGCGTTGAACGAGGACGAGAGGCTGTAGCTCTGGACGAAGAGGTTGGTGACAGTGCCCGCGATTCCGTAGACGCAGGTCGTTCCAGTAGAGATGGCGGCCATTTGTATTTGCCCCGATTGGAATTAGGTCAGGCGGGCAGGACGACCAGCACGTCGAAGGCGAACGAGGTCGCCCAGGAGCGCTCGTCGATGCCCTCGTCTTCGGAGACTACGGTGACGTCGTAACAGGACGCGTCAGTCGAGGCTACGAAGGCCGCCTTGATGGACGTCAGGTCGCGCATATTGCCGGACAGGGCGGCGCATCGGGCGCGGTGATCGGCGAGGGTCGTGTCGTCGGCGTTCGAGAACAGGGTGATGCGGACCGAGCAGCTGAAGTTGCCTTCGCCCTCGGGGAGGTCGTTAGGGCTCCGGGCCGACTCGCAGAGGACCACTGCCTTAGGCAGGGTCTGGGTCGCGGCGCTGTCGCCCGTCAGGAAGGCTACGGAGGTCAGCCCGGTCTGGGTGGAGAGGTAGGTGGCGAGGGTGGCCTCGACGATGTGGCGGATGGACTTGGTTCCCATAAGTGGTTAGCGGCGGTTGGCTCGCTGGATGGTGCTGTTCATGTGGCGCTCGAAGCGGGCCTTCATCTGCTTGACGCGGTTGGCGTAGACGAGGCCGAGCACGTCCGCATCGGTGGCGATGCCGTTCACGTTGCCCTGCGTATTGGTCACGCTCAGCTCGACGACCTTCTGGTTGGCCGTGAGGCTGTTCGTCCCGCGCACCTGGTTGTGGCGGTTAATCCAAGCCACCTTGAGCAGCTGGACGCCGAAGTCCTTGGGGACGCCGTTGATGATGGGCTTGGGCAGGGAGCGCAGGGCCGAGGCCCAGCCGGCCTTGATCATGCCGACCATGGCTTGGCGGTCGCGAATGTACTGGTCGAGGTCGGACTTGGACTCGATTAGCATCTTGAGTTTGACCGGGCGAACGGACTTGCCGATGCGGCCGCCGAACTTGCCCTTGATGCGGTTGTGCGGAGGGCGCAGCTCATTGACGAACCCTTGGCCGTAATCGGTCATGACGGGGTTGGTCGTGTTGAAGTAGTTCTTGGCCTTCTTGAACGCACGGTCGTAGTCGCGGTCATTCGCAATCTTACGCATGATGGGCGGGAGGTTTTTCAGCGCCTGGAGTGAGCCCTTGCCGATGACCTTGTTGAACAGGCCGACGTCGTTGGTCTTGGTAGCGTAGGCCAATTGGTTGGTCAGGATGGCGGCAGCGGAGTTTGAGCTACGGTCGTTGGCGGCCACGAACATCTTCTTGATGTCCCCGGCCACAGCGTTGTTGCCCGCCACTTCAGCCGCCTTTGACAGGCCACGTCCTCCGCCCTTGGGAAGGGGAGGGGTAAAGGTCGCCGCGTCTTGGCAGGCGAGTGCGGCCTGCTCCAGCGCCGCGTCCCGCATGGTCTGCCCGGTGTTGGCGGCGAACTGACGCAGGGCCGCGATGAACTGAGCCTGGGATGCCGGACTGATGCTGACCGTCACCACGGCGGGTTACTGGTTATCGTCGATGACGACGAGCGTGATCCATGCCGACCCGGGCTTGTAGGTCTGGCTCGTGATGCGGACGGTCTTCCCGCCGGCCACAATCTTCTTTCCTTGGGCAAGGCTGGGGATGGGGGCACCCGAGGACAGTAGGGCCGCCGATGCCCCAATAGACCCGTCTGGCTGGCTCCAGGAGGCCGTTACAGCGGGGAGCCTGACCGAGTACTGGGTCCGCTCCATATACCCCCCTGCTTCGAGCACGGTCGAGACGGCGGGGTCGGAGATGAGGCAGGAGA